GGCGCATTCAGGGCAGCCACGGGTAAAGCGGGTGTACACTTCTTCGGTGTAATCAATGTCGTGTTTGGCGCAGGTTTTCCGGCAGGTGCTGACAGGGGTAAACAGGTCGGGCAGGGTTTGGCGTACCAGGTCGCCAATGCCGTACAGGGTTTCGGTTTCCATCACAAAATATCCTTGGCTAGGTGGGCGCCGCCGTTGGTGTGCTGCGGCACGGTGTTGATGCGGTTGGGTTTGGGTTGGGAGGGATGATTGCCACGGTCGGAATGCAGCCATTCGGCACGGAAACCACGCCAGCCGCGCTCACAGCAAATCGTCAATGCCTGCTCCAGCGACAAACCCGCGTTGTTGGCTTCGCGTTCAATGCCCTTCATCGCGGTTTGGGTAATTGGCGCACGGTGGGATTTGCGCAGGGCGATGTAGTCTTGGGCAAGCTGTCCGTCTATGCCGTGCTCACCAAGTACCCGGTAAGCTTCCAGTTCGATGCGGGCGGCATACGGTTTGCGTTTTTTCGGTTTGTCAGGTTTTGGTTGTTCCGGTTCGGCAGACACGCCAGCATCTGCGCCAGCGGATGCGTGTGTATCTTTTGCTGTAATCTCTTGCTGTAAGTCTTTTGCTGAAATCTCTTGTTCCTTATAAGATTGCTCATTTTGATTCGACGATTGCTCATTTTGGCGTGATGATTGCTCACTTTGACTGCTCGATTGCTCATTTTGAGCAATCGATTGCTCAGCCGTTTCCAGCGCAGAATAATCAATAGCGAACCATCGCCGCTTATCAAAGCCAGACTGGTTGTATTGAGTGGTGGTAATAATCAGTTTTTGCTCTTCCAAACTGGCAATAACCCGGCGGATGGTCGGAGCAGACCAAAACGGGAAAATGGCCTGCCAGTCAGCCGACGAGTTGTATATCCAGCGCCGCCCGTCTTTCTCATGCTTGCTTAGGCTCAAGAAGTAATGAAGCTGTTGCAAGAATATGGCTTCGTTCAGCCCGATGCGGATAGCCAATGTAGGCAATACTTGCAAAGGGGATTCGTTGATTAACAGTTTGCTCATTTTCTACCCCTTACCGCCGCCAACATTCGGCGCTCACAGAATTCAGTCAAATCCAACGCACGGGCAAACGCCCAATTCCAAAAACGCTCACGCATGGGCGCACCTCACTAAGCTGTATCGGGCATACCTTTTGCCCGTTTTCTCGTCATGCACCATCTCGCTATTGATAACGTGGCCGGCCTGCGATAAGTCATAAATCCGCGCACCCAAGCGCATACAGTCAAACAGCCTTAATGCTTCTAGCGGCGTGATGCTGTTGCCTTGGCGCATGTACTCAAGAATCTGTTTGCTTTGTGTCGTTTTGTTTGTCATAATCTCTCCGGACCTTTCTTTAATTAACTCCTTTGCCCGCATTCCCGTGCGGGCTTTTCTTTATTCGCCCAACCACTTCCGGAGCCGCCGGAACCAAGCCACCTTGACCGGCACATAAATCCGTTGCATGATTTGCCCGTCATAACGCGCGGTGGCCGCAGCCCTCAGTTTTTCCCTAGCTTCCTCCGGGCTGTCCGCCCAAATGCTTAATGACCACATCCTGCCTTTGAAACGGTAGGAGAACGTGTATTCATTTTTTGCATAATCCATAAGGAGTTCCTTTATGTATTTCGAAATGTATAGAGATGCCCGTAATGAATGGCGCTGGCGGTTGAAAGCCGGTAATCACGAAGTCATCGCCGTCAGCTCCGAAGGCTACGCATCCAAACAAAGTTGTTCCCATTCGATAGACCTAGTTAAATCCACTACAGCCGGCACCCCGGTTAAAGAAGCGTGATTCCACAGCCCGCCCAGCGGGCTTTTCTTTTACCTGTCCGCCCGGCTGGCGAAGTATTCAGCCGAGATGCGGCACATCAGCCGATACTCTTCGGCGTTCACCACCACAGCATCTTCAGCCACCACCTTGCCGCCACAGGCCGCAATCATGAGCGCCGCCCGTAACAGCCCGCATTCGTCAGACTTCCAACGGCTCACGGTGGCATCATCCATACCAAGCATCAGCGCGATTTCACGCTGTGATTTATCCGCAAACATTCTCAAAACAGCAGCTTGCAGCTTGTGTGCCTTTGTGATTACTTCTACCGATAATTCAGTCATGGCCTAGCCCCAAAGATTTTCTTGTACTCTTTAGGGAATTTGGTTTTCAGATAATTGTTTTGTGCCAACGGGATACCGTTCTTTTTCCATTGGGATACAGCCCCTTTGGAAATACCGCACAAGCCGGCCACTTTGGACGTGCCGCCTAGTAGTTCAATAAACTCGATATGTTTCATTTTCTTCTTTCAACTTAGAAAACTTGACTAAAGTATAGGTTACTAAACATATAAAAGTCAAGCACCCTAAACAATATTTCGTTTAGACTGCTAAACGATTTGATAGGATATTGAAATGAATACGCTTAAAGACAGATTAGAAGAGCTGATGGCTGAGCATGGTTTAACCACGCAGCAGCAACTCGCGGACTTCGCTGGAGTATCAAAAGGACTGGTTGGACAATGGTTTAATGGAAGCACCGGGTTAGGCGCGAAGCCGTTATTAGCCTTCGGAAAGAAAACCCGCTTCTCTACCCAATGGCTGGCAGATGGTACGGGCGAAAAATATCAGGCAGACTCCACCAGCAAACCGATAGAATCAAACGCCACCGCTTTCGCCATGGTAGAAACATGGCAGGACGGCACGCCGCTCAACGATGCGGAATGTGAAGTGCCGTTCCTGAAAGAAGTAAGATTGGCCGCCGGGTCAGGTTCGTTTGAAGCATCCGACTTCAACGGCTACAAACTGCGCTTTCACGAATCCAGCCTGCGCCGCAAAGGCATCAACCCTAAAGACGTGGTATGCGTGTCTGCCGATGGCAACAGCATGGAGCCGGTATTCCCGGACGGCGCTACGCTTGGTGTGGACACCAGCCAAAAACACATTAAGGACGGCAAGATTTACGCCATCAATCATGACGGCTGGCTACGCACCAAAATTCTTTACCGCCTGCCAGGCAACAGAATCCGTATCCATAGCTACAACGAAGAGGAACACCCTGACGAAGAAGTAGATGCCGCCGATATTCAAATCATAGGCCGCGTGTTTTGGTGGAGCGTGTTGGATTAGCCAGCCATAAGGCTGTGTGTTGAAACGTGGAGCGTATTGGATTAATGGCAAAAGGCTGTGTGTTTAGATTACCTTAATTAACTGGAGAAATAAAAATGTCTGAAATCAAGCATATTATTTATCATGTTTTAGAGAAAGAACAGGGTAGTGAATCAATAATTAGGTTAAATCCTAATGAGCAACCAATAAACGATACAACAGGAATATTGCTTAACCAAATAACAGAGCGATATAGAGGGAGAGCAGGCAAGGGGTATGGTTCATTTAAAGATGAGCCAGACGTATATACTATGCCATCAATTTTGAGTGATTATTTTGTGACTGGTGAAGAAAATTTTTACCAAACCACTACAAGAATGATGAAAGTCTTAAAATCATGGGCAGATAAAGAGCAATTTGCAACAGGCGGTAATGTAGTAATATCGCATTATACAAATGAGAATATAGATTATTTATTGGTCGCAATTATTAATGAGAAAATCGGCTTAAAAGTTAGTGAATGGAATGTTGAACAAGATGATTTTTTGGATATTGATAATCTAAAATTTGCAGGAAGAATTAATTTAACTGCATGGATAAATAAAGAAGAAAGATACATTAGCTTCCTCAAAGGACAAGGGAATGTTGCGAACTATTTCAAACACTTTCTTGGGTGCGATGATATTCTTTTGGCTCAAAAAGAGACGGCAAAATTAATTTTGCTATTAGAAGAATTTGCAGGAGAACAGGACCTTAATCCTGAGGAAAGAACTGATTTCTTACAAGATACATATAATTACTTATTAGATTTAAATAAACAGCAAGAACATTTTGAGCTAGAACCATTTGCGAACAGAGTTTGGCCGATTAACCCACAAGCGCTAAAAGACAAACTATCAGATGACGAAGAGAAAGGGGTTTCGGATGGCTTTACCCCTGATGCCCGCTCGCTGAGACCATTGATTAAATTTTCTGCAAAAACAAAAAATTGGAGTGTATCGTTTAATAGAGATGCCTTGTCAAGCAGCCAAGTATGCTATCATAACGGTGTTATAGTAATTTCTGATCTACCACAAGACCTTATCAATAAACTAGAAAAAGAAACAAAAGCATAATTTATAGACCATGTCCATCTCCTTTTATACCCTTGTGCAGTTGTATAAAAAATTAGAATTTAGTAGTAATTCTAATGAGGCGAAATATTGCATAAAAAATGAAGAGGACACGCAATTACTAGATGAAATTACAAGAAATTTTGATGACTTCGCTGTTCAAGAAACCAGTAGAAGGAAATCTAATAATGAGATTGAGGAAGTATATCTAAATGTGGATACACCAAAAATCTCACTCGGTTCATTATATGAAACAGTAAATTCTTACCTAGAGCATGAGATAAAAAACCTACAAGAAGTAAATACTGATTTCTTTATCAAAGAAAATAAGTATAATTCATTTGATAAGGATAGTTTACCAGAAGCAATTAATTCGTGCATCAATATAAAAAAATTTATCTCATATTTAAGTCAAGCGGCAGCTTATAAAGATACTATATTTAAGAGAATAATATTTTTCAGTAAAAAACCATTTGAGCTATCACTAGAAGTTTCAAATCCTGACGAGCTAATTAGTTATCTAAAAAGCATGTCGAAAGCAGATCAGGATGCAATAAAATATTTCTGTGATTGGTTAGATGACGCTTCAACAAGCAGTCATATTGATGAGAAAAAAGCTATATTAGCTTTTGTACTGTTTGATTTTGTTGGCAATCTACCGGACGGAGTATGTACTATTACAGAAATAGTAAAGAATATATCAAGTATATATGAATCTATACAGGGTCAATATGCTTTATATCTGGAAAATTTCCAATATGAAAAATTTTTAGCAAAAATGGAAGATGAGGTCGAGAAATTCTCAACTAAGATAAGTGAATCTTTAGACCAGTCTTTGCCGCAGATCCTTGGACTCCAAGTAGCTACTGCTGCACCGGCAATTTTGCAGAATGATAGTGATGGGAATAATTGGATTATCTATGCAGCACTATTGCTTTACTGCGCTATTTGTTATGTTGCGTTGCAGGCTCAAGAAGTTCGCTTGAACAATATCTATTATAACATTGTGAATTTTTCAAAAAATATGAAGATTCCCAATGCATTGCTGTCAAAGTGGGAGCCAAACGAAAAAAATTTACGTCATATTTTCCAAAAACAGAAGAAATTGTATTTTGTGCTATTGGGTGCCACTTTATTATGCTCATGTTATGCAGCATTCAAAATACATGTATTTGTAGCAGGTATTTTAATTGTATTAATCTCATTGAGAATCAAACGGCTATTTGAAATCTAGCCAGCCCGCCCCGCGCGGGCTTTTCTTTTGCCCGTCAAATCCCGCCCAGCCAAAACCTGCCGCCCACTCTTGCCGCCTTGTGCGGCTTTTTTGTTGTCTGCGGGAAAAATAAATTCTGTTTTAAATCAAAGGAAAGTATAGTTTACTATACTAAATATGTTTAGCATGCTTGACTTAATATGTTTAGTTTTCTATACTACGCCACATCAAAGCAAAACACCGCTTACCGCCACCCTCAAGAAGCAGCAGTCAGGCCGGAGGGGAACTGGGGCAAAAGACAGACAGGCCAGGAAGCCGCCGCCCCTATCAACGGTAAACGAATTTTTAACAGAGCCTCTTCATAGAGGAGGCTTGATTAAACATTCGACACAAGGAAGAGAGCAATCATGTTACGCATCGATAGACACCACGACAGCCAACTAGCCGCCCACTTGAGCAGACTAGACTATGACAGTTACGTCTCCGATACAGCGGACGAAATCATAGCCGACAGCATCCTAGATGACATCATGCACCGCATCAGCCTGAAAGCTCAGGACGAAATACGCAGAATCGTTTTAGAGATGGCTGAAAAACGCATCCAAAAAGAGCGCGAAGATGTAGAGAAAGAAAGAGAGCAAGACGAGCGCGAATACCGCGAGGAGTGCATCAACGAAGCATACTGCAATAGCTTCTAACGTAAGGAAGAGAACATCATGCAAATCAATATAGACGGCAATTACAGCCACGCCGCCGAAGTACTACAGCGCGGCATGAACCTCATCCAAGGCACAACGCTGGATGAAATCCTAGACGAGCTAAGCCAAGAGGTGCAGGCCGCAATCATCAAGCACATGATGGATAAAGCCGACGACCTCATCCGCGAAGAAGAGGAAGAGCGCGAAGAAGAACGGCGCGAGCGTGACCAACAGTTCATCGGCTTAGCAGCCAACCAATAGCCACAGAACGGCGACAGACCCCCAGCCGGCGGTGGGGCAAAACACCGGCAGCAGGCGGCGGCTGAACTCCTTGCAAGGGTAATCCCCCTCTAACTACCGCGCGCCTGCACCTTTACATAGGCAATTCTTGAAAATAGTTTAGCGATGCCGTATATTACTAGCCCAAGCAGGGGTTAGTAAAAAGTACAAAATATCTCACGGATATGTTGTTGGTGAAAGCAGCAACTTATATTTTTAACTTTAAAATAAGGAGCTTACCATGAAACATATTTACTCAGAGGGCTTTAATGGCTGGTAAATTAATACAACAAATCAAACGAGGAGGTTATTTGTCAGTAATTGCAATAACCTCCTTTTTGCTATCTGTCGGAACAATAATGTACTTACTTCGCCACTAGATGGAAGGCCAACCCGTTAAAAGCTGAAGACCTTTAAATTACCACATTAAATACTTTATCAATAAAGCCCTACGCCTTACGTAGGGCTTTTTTCATGGAGCAAAAAATGAAAACCCATATCGCCGCTTGGATAGCGGCCATTTTTATGGGCGCGGCCTTTGTCGCCATGCCCACCCTAGACAGCCAAGACGAATACCTACAACCCACCCAAACAGAGACCGCAGCCGAGCGCATCGCCGCCATGGACAGGCAGGCAGAGCAAGAGGCGGCCTCAATCGAACAGCTCTACCAAGAGATGGACGACCGCGAAATTATGCGCGGCGTGGTGTATGAGACGGAAGGAGATAAGCAATGAGCAAAAGCCAAGAGTTAATTGCAAAGCAACACCCCGTCAGCGCGGGCGATATTCTAGGTATGGTTGCCGGCCTTGCCGCTGCTGCCATACACATTTACGAAACCGAGCCAAGCGGGAAACTTAGCCAACTGTTTGCCCTCGAAGGCATCCCGCCCACCTATCAACTCATTAAGCCGATTGTGCAGGAGTCCAAGCAACTAATCGAAGCGGGCGATGCTGAAGCAGATGACTTTCTAAAATTCGTTACAGCAGTCATCTCGCTACTGGATAAGGCTAGCGAAAAAGCAATCGAGCTTGGCTTGTCCGAAGCAGTCCCGCCGACTATTCAATAACCGGAGCTAAATCATGTATCGCGTAATCGGAACGTGTAGCCAATGTGGCGGCAAAGTAGTTATCCCTGATGTATGGGGCGGCATCATCCCGCCAACCCCAACCTGCCAGCGTTGTCATGCCACTTTGGAGCAACCAGTTATCACTACGACCCCAGCCAAACCACCTGAACGCCATTTATTCCAGGAGTAAATCATGACCCACAACACCCAACTGACAACCCTATCCAACAAACTTGCCGCCCAGTTCGATTTAGGCAGCGGCGAAGGCTTGCTCGACACACTCAAGCGCACCGCCTTCAAAGGCAACGTATCAGACGACCAAATGGCCGCGCTGCTGATTGTCGCCAACCAATACCGCTTAAATCCATGGACGAGCGAGATTTACGCTTTCCCCAGTCAAGGCGGCATCGTTCCCGTAGTCGGTGTGGACGGCTGGGCGCGCATCATCAACGGCAATGCCCAATTTGACGGCATGGACTTTGAGCAAGACGAAGATAGCTGCACCTGCCGCATCTACCGCAAAGACCGCGCCCATCCCGTAAGCGTTACCGAATACATGGACGAATGCAAACGCAACACCGCTCCGTGGAAATCCCACCCGCGCCGGATGCTTCGCCACAAAGCCATGATACAGGCCGCCCGCCTAGCCTTTGGCTTCGCCGGTATTTATGACGAGGACGAAGCCGAACGCATCAAAGATGCCAAAGACCACGCCCCCGCCAATGCCGCCAGCCCGTTTGCCGGGGAGCGCGACAACCCAGACCGTGCCGACCTGCTGAAAACCGCCGAAACCGTGGCTATTCGCGGCTTGGATGAATACAAAGGTTGGTGGCTTAGCATCAGCGCGGAAGAGCGCAAAATCATCGGCATGGACGAGCATGAACGGCTGAAAGCCATCGCCATGGAAACCATCCAAGCCGAACCGGCAGCCGCAGAGGAAACGCAATCATGAGCGAACAGCGCACCCCCGAATGGTTCGCCGAACGCCTAGGCAAGATTACCGCCAGCCGTATTGCCGACGTAGTAGGGAAAACCAAATCCGGCGGCTACGGCGCGGCGCGTAAAAACTATATGGCCGAACTGCTATGCCAGCGGTTGACCGGGCAGCAGGAAGAAAAGTTCACTTCCGACGCCATGCGGCACGGCACAGATACCGAACCGGCAGCCCGCGCCATGTACATGCTCGAGACCGGCGCGGACGTAACCGAAACAGGCTTTATACCCCATCCATCTATTGCCATGAGCGGCGCATCCCCTGACGGCCTAGCCGGAGAAGACGGGCTGATTGAAATCAAATGCCCCAACACCGCAACCCATTTGGAATTTTTACAGAGCCGCAAACCAAAGCATGAGTATCTGCTACAGATGCAATGGCAGATGGCCTGCACCGGGCGGCAATGGTGCGACTTTGTCAGCTATGACGACAGGCTACCTGAAAAGCTGGCCTACCGCTGCATCCGCATCCCGCGTGATGACAAGCTGATTGCCGAACTGGAAGAGGAAGCCATCAAATTTTTAACCGAACTGGACAAGACCGTCCGCCAACTGGAGGAACAAGCAGCATGAGCCTGAATAAAGTCATCCTAATCGGCCGCCTAGGCCGCGACCCCGAAACCCGTTACATGCCAAGCGGCGAGGCCGTGTGCAATTTCAGCCTTGCCACATCGGAGAAATTTACCGACAAATCAGGCAACAAGGTAGAAAAAACCGAATGGCACAATATCGTCATCTACCGCAAGCTGGCCGAAATCGCCGCCCAATACCTGCAGAAAGGCAGCCTAGTGTATATCGAAGGCCGCATCCAATCCCGCAAATACACCGGCAAAGACGGCATCGAGCGCACCGCTTACGACATCATCGCCAGCGAAATGAAGATGCTGGGCGGCATGGCAGAGAACGCGGAAAAGCAGAACACGCCGCCGTTGCCTCCTGCGCAGCAGCAGACAGCAGAAGCAGAGGCTACCTGAAATGCGCTACGGCAGCCTGTGCAGCGGCATTGAAGCCGCATCCGTGGCGTGGGAGCCGCTCGGCTGGCAGCCCGCCTGGTTTGCCGAAATCGAGCCATTCCCCGCCGCCGTTTTAAAACACCATTGGCCGCACGTTCCCAATCGCGGCGATATGTCCAAATTTAAGGAGTGGACGAATGAGCCAATTAACCTTCTTGTCGGCGGAACACCCTGCCAGTCATTCAGCGTTGCAGGATTGCGGCGCGGACTGGCAGACCCTCGTGGCAACCTCATGCTTACCTATCTTGCCATTGCTAACCAATATCGCCCCGAGTGGCTGGTATGGGAGAACGTCCCCGGCGTTCTGTCGTCAAACCGGGGGCGGGATTTCGCCGCCTTCCTCAACGGGCTGGCAGAACTCGGGTATGGGTTCGCCTACCGCGTTCTTGACGCTCAATACTTCGGAGTGCCACAGCGCCGCCGCCGCATCTTCGTTGTCGGCCGTGCTGGAAGCTGGCAACGTGCCGCAGCGGTACTATTTGAGCGCGAGAGCCTGCAAGGGCATCCTGGACAGGGCGGAGCGCCGCAAGAAAACCCTGCCGCCTTTATTGAAGGCAGCTTTGGCACGTATCGCCAAAGCGCTACCGGCGGCACACTAAAAGCCAGCGGCGGTGCACAGCAGGGCGGTAGTGAGACCCTGTTAGTAGTACATGGCCGGCAAGACCCCTGCACCGACAACCGCGCATTTGCACTCGATTGCCAGCACAGCGGTAATACTAATGTTGTCTGCATCAACGGCAACATCATAGGCAAAGACCCAAACGGAACAAGTGGCGGCAACGGCATGGGCGCCATCCAAGACGGCACCGCCTACACCCTCACCGCCACCGACCGGCACGCCGTATCCGACGGCTTCCAGGTGCGCAGATTTACACCTGCCGAGTGTGAGCGTTTACAGGGCTTTCCAGCTGGGCACACGAAAATCCCGTGGCGCGGCAAACCCGCCGCTGACTGCCCAGACGGGCCGCGTTATAAAGCTATCGGCAACAGTATGGCTGTGCCAGTAATGCGCTGGATAGGCGAGCGCATCGAGCAAGTAACCCAAATCAAGGAGCAACCATGAAAACATTTACCCAAATCCGCGAATGGGCAGAAGCCCGCAACCTTATCGCAGGCAGCGACAGTTTCCGCCAGCTTGCGAAACTCGTAGAGGAGACCGGCGAACTGGCCGCCGATATTTCCCGTGGCCGCCCGCGCCGCCGTATAGCTGACAGCATCGGCGATTGTGTAGTCGTGCTGACTATCCTCGCCGCACAGAACGGCTTGCAGATAGAAGACTGTATCGCCCAAGCCTATGACGAAATCAAAGAACGCAAGGGTGTAATGAAAGATGGTGTGTTTGTGAAAGAGGAGGATGCATAATGACACCAGAAAGAATCGAGCGAGAGCGAGAAAGGTTTGAAGCGTGGATGGCCGAACTATATCCAACCAACCCGCAAACGGAACGAGTGGGCGACGAATACAGCCGCCTTGGTACACAGTACAAATGGGAAGGCTGGCAAGCCAAAGCCGCACAATCCGAATGGATAAGCGTGGAGGATAGGCTGCCTGAAATTGATGAATTTGTTTTAGTGTGCAGAAACTGGAGAGGCAAATTAGTTCAATGTGTAGATAGAATCAGACTATATTATGACCGCGAAAAACCTAAAGAAGAGCAAAAGTGGTATGGTTTTATGTATTCGGATATTACCCACTGGCAACCGCTTCCCGCCCCACCCACCACAAACCCCGCCGCGTAATGCGGCTTTAATTTTGGAGACTGAAATGTTTACATTATCCAGTTCGGATAGAAACAAGTATCTCGCCTTTGATGAAAACATCTTGAAAGTAGAAGATAAATTAAATCATATGGCCGCCAGCATCTTCCTCGATGTTGACGATTGCCGTCAACTTGCTTCCGCCTTACTTCATGGTGCGGAAAGTCAGATTTTAAGACAGGCAATAAATGACTGGATATTTGAATCAGATAGCGTAGTCCGTCAGCTTCCAGCGGATACTTTGATGATGTTGTACCGTGGGGGTTTGGTGGATACCAATATTGATACGTCCGAATTTATTAGAGAAATTGATAAAAGATTAGAGAAGGATGCAGAAAAATGACAGCACATAAACACGCAGCCTTGATGCTGCAATATGCCAAGGATGCAGCAGAGACTGACAAGCCGTGGGAGCGGTGGGAGTGGCGTGACATTAATACTAATCAATTTATCACCTGTAACCAACACCCTAGTTGGAATGCAAATTGTGGATTTCGTCGCAAGCCTCAAGTAATCCGTGTAGGGCGGCATGAGTTTCCGAGACCAATTACCTTTATCCCCCAAAAAGATACAATCTACTGGGTTATCAGGCTTCAATCCAGAGGTTACGCTCCTAATGATTTGATTTGGAGTGACGATGAAACTGATTTAGCCCTGTTAGAGTCTCGTGTAATTCACTTATCCAGAGAATCAGCCCAAGCCCATGCCGATGTATTGAACGCAATCTGCCGTGGGGATATTGATTAACTAGGCCGCCTTCTGGCGGTCTTTAATTCTGGGAGATTGAGACGTGAGCCGAAACCGAAAGCGGAAACCGTCTAAGCCCTATCGCGGGTACTGCACCTTTCCGTTGGTGGGTGCAGATACCTACGAAGAGTTCCAAGCAACGGCTGAAATGTTCGGAGACTTCGCAGACCCGATCAAGCGGCGAAAGATATTCGATAAGCCGCGCAGATATCGTTTCGAAATCTGGTTGAAATTGGTTGATAAACCTGAATACGAGATACGCGAAGCCAAGATTGTTGGCGACGGGGTATCGCAACGCAACCTGAGCAATATGTTGTACGAAGTAGCCATGCAAGGCTTGCGCGAATTAGACGGGCTGGAAGAAGTGGACGGCGAGCAGTCCATCATCAAGATTATTATTTGAAAGGGGAAACATGACCAACACCTTTTTAACCCGCGAAGAAATCATCGAACTAACCAGCCGCAAACAACCGAAAAAACAGGCCGAAACCCTGCGTAAAAACGGCATTCCGTTTTTTACCAATGCCGCAGGCTACCCTGTTGTCAGCCGCAGCGTGCTGGAAGGTAAACCGCAAAAACACAAGCCGGACAAGCCCAGGTGGCAGCCGGCAGTTTAGGAGGGAATAATCATGGGCAGGAAACGAAGCGCCAACAGCAACCTGCCGGATAGAATGCTGGCGCGTAAACGTACCCGAAAAAACGGCAAGACCACCGTCTATTACTACTACGACGGGCGGGAAGATGGGCAGCGCAAAGAAATTCCGCTTGGCACGGACTACATTGCCGCCGTCCAAGAATGGAGCAAACTCGAAGCAGCCAAACTGCCCAAGTCCGCCCGCGTTACCTTCCCTGTTGCAGCCGAACGCTACCTGCAGAATATCATTAGCCACCGCAGCCGCAACACCATTTCCAGCGCCAACAACGCCGTGCGCAAGCTGTCTAAGTTTTTCGGTGGGGATAACCCGGCGCCACTGGATGAAATCGAGCCGGCACACGTCCGCCGTTATCTCGACTGGCGCAAAGACACCCCCGGCGGCGCTAACAACGAAATCGGTTATCTCAGCGCCATCTTTAACTATGCCAGAGAGCAGGGCTGGACAAGCAAAGAAAACCCCTGCCGCAACGTCAAGAAGCATAGTAAGAAACGCCGTGAGGTTTATATTGAGGATTACCTGTATCAGGCCGTCTATCAGGCTGCCAGCCAGCAGATGCGCGATTTAATGGATATTGCCTACATTACCGGCCAGCGCCCTGTTGATATAGTCGGCATTCACAGCAGCCACATCCACGAAGGCATCCTGCATATCAGCCAGCAGAAAACAGGCGCTAAGCTGCGCTTTGAAATCAGCGGGAAGCTCAAAGAAATCATCGACCGTATCCACCAAGATAACGGCTACCTGTTTCTCAACAGCCACGGGAAACCGCTATCCCGCGCCGCCCTAAGCAGGCAGTTTTTAGAGTTGAGAAAAACCGTCATGCAGCAGCGGCCTGAACTGGCGGCAGAGTTATCCGCATTCCAGTTCCGCGACTTGAGAGCCAAAGCCGCCACGGATATTTACTTATCTGCCGATACCCGCAGCGCTTCCGACCAACTTGGCCACGCCTCTGAGCAGATGACAAAAATCTATATCCGGCGTGGTAAAATTCTCAAGCCGCTGAAATAG